AGCCGCGACAAGACGCGGTTCAGCGCCACGCTGGCTGCCATGGGGGCCGACGAGGCCGGGCGCCGGGTGTCCCGCCTGGAACGCTGGAACCGGGAGGGGATGGATTTGCTGGAACGGGTGGATATGAAGGGGAATGCGATTTCCGCGGCTATTTTGTACGATGCGGTTTACCGGAAGATGAAGCGTGAGACGCCGGACGCTGCGGAGGCCGAGCTTGACGCGGCCGCCATGGCGGAGGTGCGGCGCTCCCTGTCCCGCAAGGGTCAGCCGATGACGCAGTTGCAGAAGTCCCTGGCCGCGCAGCACCGGACCTGGATGCAGGCGGGGATGTTGTTCCTGGGCGGCGAGTCGATCAATACGATGGGCAATGTGTTTTCCCTGGCCCGCAGCGGGCAATGGGGGAAGGCCGGGTTGATGTGGGTTTCTCACGGGGTGGTGCTGGCCCTTCTGAATGGGCTGCTTAATTTCATGACCGATGACGAGAAGCGCCGCCGGAAGCGGGAGTGGTGGCACGCCCTGTTTGATGTGGCGATGGGGCCCGTGATGGGGATCCCTGTCGTGAGCGGGCTGGCTGGCGAGGGGGTGAGGCAGCTTGCGAAACTGTGCGGGTATCACGCTTTTATGCCGGGGAATAATTTGCTGGTGCCTTTTTCCAATGCGGCGGATATCGGGAAGGCGTTTTCCAACGCCTGGAAGGTGTTTGACGGCAAGGAACGGCCCTGGGAGGATGACGCCCTTTCTTTCCACGAGCTTTTACGTACTGCGGCGGCGGGGACGGTGGCGTTTTCTCCGCGGACGACCAAGGGGGGCGCCGCTGCGGTAGGGGCTGCCCTGACGATGGCAGCGTTGCTGAATGTGACGGAGTTTGCCCTTAAAACAGTCCGCAGCGTTCAGGAGAACGGAGCGGATTGGGATAAGTGGGTTGGGAACCGGAAGTAGTTAAAGTATCTTATCCAGTATATACAAGTGCGACTATTTAAGGATAGTGTCTGCTTTAACAACTTTTTCTTTTGCTTGCTTCTCCAAATTTGGAACTGCTCTAAACATAGAAGCAAGCTCTTTTGCATCTTCAATTGACATTCTAATTGAAAATTTGCCTGTCCCTGGATCATTAAAAAACAACTGAACATGGGAACTTGTTTTTCCAAGCACATCTATCATAGATTTAGATTCATTCAACATGGATATAAAATAAATATCAAACGAATACTTTCTTGGATTTTTTTCTAATGGAGCATAGTAAGAGGCAACAAATTTATTTGTTGCTAATTCACTATCTTCCACTATATCGGCCCATTTTGCGCATTTTTCTAAACTTTTTGCTATATTGATTGCATCTTTGTTTGAAAAATATTGTGTAACAAATCTAGGGTAAATATTTTTTTTAATTTTATTTTTTGGAAGTATAAAAATCACCAATCTATGCCATTCATCACTTGAGACATGCAAGTGTATTTTAAAATCACATTCGTTCAAAAAATGTATATTTAATATTTTGTCACTTTTTACAGAACATTCGGTTCGAGCAAATGAGACTCCCGAAATAAATACCCACACCGCAAATATCACATATAGAATCTTCATAGAATGGAATATTTACTAGCTCCTCCACAAATCTTGCAATTCACACCGCTGGGCGTATCGCTGGCTCGCCCTTTGCAAGCCCGGTAGTACCGGCAGTTTTTGTTATGGGTCTTGCCCGTTGAGCTGATCCAGTACGTTTTTTCTTCCGCTGTTGGCTTGGCCGCTGGTTTCCGGTGGTAGTGGTATTCCCCTGTTTTGCGGTTGTAGTGACCACCGTTGGCGTCCAGGCCGCCAGGGTGCGCGCCTGCAAGGGAAGTGAGAGAGATGAGTATTAAGGGAAGGAGTGAGGTTATTTTCATGGCATTTTGAGATAGATATGGGTTGCATCCAGTTTCCAGGCCCCATCACTTGCCAGACCGACGGCAGGCAATAGAAGGAGACATCCGCCCACTGCGTCAAGGATGCCTGTGGTGGATATACTGTAGTTAATAGCGGCGCAAGCGGTCCGGTTTCCTTTGGTGGCCGTAATGGTGTGACTTTCTCCTTTGGAGAGATGCGCCGTAGCCTGGCCCTGCCCCAGATAAACGCCGTCCGCACGAATTTCCGCGTCTTTTTCCGAGGCAGTGATGGTAACGGGTTGCTTTCCTTGAACAAGGAGGGAGCAGGAGGATAGAAGAGGAAGGGTAACGGCCAGAAGAGTGACCGTTACCCAAGAGAGCAGTCTCTGTTGAGAGAACATGAGAGGGTTTAATTTTTTCTCATGATGGGATCACCTTCCGCAACGAAGGATTCCTGCCCGTAAATGAAGGGTATGTAAAACCATTTCCGTTCAAGCGTAGCATTGGAGAGACCAACACAGTTTGGACCGTTTTTTTCAATGGCGTTATCAATGGCTTCTTTCATGTCAGGAATGCCTGTTGGGAAGAAGACGATGATATGTTTTTTGTCTTCCCCTTTAGAACGAACGTTGTAAGTGGTGGTATACCCGGCAGTGTGCTTTAGATCCATGTTTTTGGTGGAAGCGACGGTGAGGTCCGCCACACGGGTGGTGCACGAGACGGCCAGGAGAGCGGAGCCAGCTAACAGCAAGTGTTTTATCTTCATATTGACGTAGTTTGAGTTGTTTCAGTTCTACATTCAATATGTTTTCATAAGATATATATGTTATGCTTGTTACGTCTGCATTTTCTATTCTCCTAACAAATAATTTATGTTTTTCAGCTAGTAATAATAAAGAGTCCTCTCCTGCTCCAAAGGCCAAGGGGCGAAACATTCTAACGTAAGGAGACTGAATGACAGCCTCTCTTCTCAGAACAAGCAACTCCTAAATCATTATTTCAGTATTATTATGTAAAAATGCATACTGAAATTGTTATTAAAGGGGGCTTTGTTCAATAAAAAGGAGCTGCCCCAATAGAGGCAACTCCTGAATGGAGGTTGAGGATGTCAGTCTTACCAGATTCCACCTAAGAAGACGATCTAAACAACCGGGCAATATCTGCCGCTAGGAGCTATGCTGACGAATTTGGTGAAGATCGTGGCGAATGTAGTAGGTTAGGAGATACATATTTTAATTTAATGTCTCTCTTTATCCTTCTTAGGGTAAAGCCACCAAAAAACTATTGCCAATAAGCCTATTATATTCACTATAAAAGAAATTATGACCGTATTCATTATTGAATCGCTTAGTTCAAAATGAAATACGCCGTCATAACTTTTTTTCAAGGAAACACACAAACCCACAGTTCCACATAAAATTATGTAAAGCAATCTCGTCAATTTATGTATATCTTTGAACCATGGTGTGGTTTCAAGAATAACTGCCGTAATAAAACCAATTGAACAACAGGATAATACATTTAAAATACCACGTATGGTTTGCAATGAAATACATTTCATCCCCTGAGAGAATAAAATGACAAATAAAAGGCAAGTACAGACTATTACCAAAATCATGGATATCCAGGCAAAACATATCCTGAGATCATAAACCTGCACTCTATGTTTATTTTTCTGGCGTTCTTTTTCTTTACGACTTTCTTCCCAGTCTTTATCTAATACCTTCTGTTTCGTTCTAACTTGTTCAGGGTGTTCTGCGAGCAATATATGATCAAAATTTGCATCAATAGAAACTCCTAAATTCTTATCGTCTTCACGGTCATCAAGGGGAAGCTCTTCACTCATTGTTAGACGCAAGTATATCTTCGTTAGTGATTTTTTTGTATTTTCCCTTGCCGTCTCCCCAAATTTTTTCCCATGGTGAACCTGGCTTATGCGATAGCCCCACTAATTCTCCAGCTGTAAATCTTTTGAGCTTATCCCATGTTTTTTGTATGATGATTACAGCAGCTTGTGAGATTTCAACGTTGTCGCAACTCGCAATATTTCCCGTGATGGGTTTGTCTTTCCATTCTTTTAGACTTTGGTAAAGAGATGGAATAACCGGCCCATATTGCCACGCTTCTACTTCATCTTTTATAAGAGGATTACCTGTTGTAATCAAAGAAATGTAATGAGCAAAATATACGAGCTTCTGCATTTTCAGATTAGTGACAGGAATGGCATTGGGAGTCTCTCTTCTGCTCAAATCTAAAAAATAGTCAGCTACAGCTTGAGATGACAAGCCTTTCCATTCCTCTGAGCGGAAAGGATCTATTTTACTCATTTCATTATCCATTTCCATAAGTAAACTCTACTTGAGCCTTTTTATCATAGCAATGACAATTTGCAAAGCGATTATGAACACTACCTGACGAGTCTTATCCAGTTTGGGAATGGAACTTCACCCTGCCTGATGCGTTATTTTCGTCTGGACCTGTTCTCCAGCATAGCCTTCTTTGAACGGAAAATAAAAAAGAGGGTTTACCTATAACATATCTCCTCGGAACGTCAAGTTTTTTCCATCCATCTAGGGGTTCCCGTTTCCTTGAAGCCACTATTCTTGACGTCACTTTTCGAGTGCATTTCTTAAACATATTATAACGGAAAAGAGATTTCAAAAGACGATATTTTTAAGAGAGAACCAAAAATCTCCTGGACCGAATCAAACAGCCACCAGAAACGTAAAAACCTAAGAAAAGAGGCGAGAATGAAATCAAGATCCAACTATAAATCTAAGAATTTTGTGAGATCATTCACTTGCTTTTGCCTTGCCCATTCATAAACAACTCGATCAATCCATTCGTCGACGTACGAAGCTCCTGCTATGGCTGCAGCTATAAGTGCATAACGGAAAATTTGATTAGGAACATTTAATCTTGAGTTACTATTTCTCAAGCATTTTTCTTCTTCTGTTAAATTCTCTTCTGATTCGCTACCAGTACATATACTATCAAGATAAGCTGCCGGGAGAAAAGAAGAAATAAGTTTTTCCACTCCAATATTTTCTTTTTTCATATAAGAAGAAATTGTCTCCTTTGTGATTTCATATAAAAATTCATTAACCTCCTCATAAGAATATATATAAAATTTATTATAATACATATACGTAGGAGGAGAAATAGAAGAAAGGTTTAACGACCGCAGAATGCTTGTTGTTTTTTTTGACAAATAGCAAATAATTCCGCTTTTGTTATCGTAGGTGATTTTTTTAGGGACTGGATCAAAGTTTGGGTTTAAGGCCATCAAATGATGACCAAGAGGCAAGGTATGATCACTGTATTCTCCGTCTTCATATTCCACTTGTAATGCTTCTATCTTCTCTTTGTTCTCCTCTGAAATAGGTTTAGTTCCATAGAGAAAGTTTTTTACTGTAGTTTCCGATTTTTCAAGCCAACTGGCAAGCCAACGCATGGAAAGCCCACGCGTTCTCATCCAATCCCGGAGAGCCAGTTTGTACTCGTACTGTGGATCATCTTTGAGTGCCATGAAGGGATGTAGTGGGATTTCGGGAGATATGTCAATATGCATTTACTGAGAAAGTGAAGTATGACAAATTATTTAGTGGTGATACCAAGGATACTGTAGTAACCAAAAAATATATGGAATACATACCTTCATTACAGCTAGCACAAACGATAGGAGTATCAAAGAATACTGTTACCCAATGGAGAAAAGAGGGACTTCCCTGCATATACATCGGCAAAGTTACTGAGCCTCGTCGTGGTTCCCGTCCCCGTTACGATCTGGAAAAGGTGAAAGCCTGGCTGGAAGAACGGAGCAAGAAAAGAACTTCCGTGGCTTGAGTAAGCCACCTGTGGACATGCGGCCCATGTCGAAAACAACGAAGGCCACCTGCGCCAACAGATGACCTTCAATAACGGGCATAAGCCCAACTAACAAACAAGACAATGAGTACTATACAATGTACGAAAGCGCAAGCTGATTGCGCCAACATGACGGGGAACGGCATTAAGCTGTTCCAGAACTCCGATCTGAATTGCACGATTGAAGTCATCGAAAGAAATGGTGAACCTTGGATCTTTGCCAAAGAAGTATGTGAAGCTCTCGGTTACTCGAATATTTCGAAAGCTCTATTGAATGTAAGAGAAAAGTGGAAGGGTATAACCAGCAGGGATACCCTTAAAGGAAAGCAATCAGTTTCAATTATCAATGAAGCTGGCTTGTTCGCTCTTGTGATGAAATCCAAGATGCCGAAAGCGGTCGAGTTCCAGGATTGGGTGTGTGAAGAAGTTCTCCCCTCCATCCGGAAGCACGGCCTGTACGCCACCGGGGAGAAGCTGGAAGAGATGCTTTCCGATCCGGACACCATGATTCTGACGCTTCAGGCATTGAAAGCTGAACGGGAGAAGAGAAAAGCTCTTGAAGCAAAAGCTGCGGAAGATGCTCCCTATGCACATTTCGGACGATGCGTGGAAGTTTCCGAGGGCTGCATCCTGATTGGAGAGTTTGCCAAGATTCTTGCTCAGAATGGAATGGAGACAGGACAGAACCGTTTGTTTGAGTATCTACGCAATGAAGGTATTATGGGGAGGCACGGCAATCGTCACAATGTTCCGGCCCAAGAGTATATTGAAGCTGGGTATTTCCGTCTCACTTACCGAGTCATTCAGCGTTCCGACGGTTCACAACAGTCTAAACCGACACCGTATTTGACGCCCCGCGGTCAAATATGGTTGATGAAGCGTTTGGGATTAACCCTTGAGAATATACCTGCTGCCTAAGATTTTACATCTGGTGCGTGTATTCGAATTTGGATCAACCAGCAAAAATTTCCCCGTTTCCTTTTGGAAACGGGGGCTTATCCTGAGTTCTGCTGCCTCAATCTAAATCCAAGTTATGAAGACAACAACCCTACATCACCACAGAATCCTCAATGAGGATTATTCCCCCGCGTCTTCCAGCGCAGCACTACGGATGAACTCCTCAATAGTTTGCCCGCTGATTTGTGCGGCCTTGGAAATGAGTTTTAAATCATCTTCCGAAAGAGGAACCGCTACCGCTGCAACACCATTCAATATAGGGACAGAGGATGCTGTCCTGGCCGCTTCTTCTCCTTGCCTATTCATTTCTTTCCGGATTAGCTCAAGCTTGGCCGGAGGAATTATGCCTTTAGATCGAAACCAATCATCCACGGACGCCTTTTTAACAAAGCATTTCTGAGCCAACCATTCACGGCTTTTTTTATTTTTCTTTAGCCAAGATTTGATGAGTTCCTTTTCATTCTCCATGAGGAGAGTATGAGGAAAAATCCTCATTATGCAAGTAAAATATTTGATGCTTTTCCGCAAAAATAGATTGACTAGTGATGAAAAGTCCTCAATATAGAAATATGAACGCGACAGAAAAACACGAAGAACGGATTTCCCTTCCCGCATCGGTCCTCCTCTTAGAGGAGGGAATCGCCCGGGGATTGGGAATAACGATAGGAGAACGCATGAGAGCCTTGGCAATAGCGGAAGCTCAAAGAGTGCTCACCTCGAAGAAGAACTCCGAACCCAAGAAGCCGGCAGCATGAACATGAAAACCTCCCCCCAAGAAAGAAACATGAATACAAATACTGAATTACCGAAGAATGCAAAGCTGCTTACCGTGGAGGAAGCGAAGGAGCTAGTGAATAATAATTACCGCTATTATGTTAATGGTGATGGTCTGGTAAAAATACAATATTCCATCTCTCCGCAACCTCTACATGGAACGGAGTTTCTTGTAGTTGGAAGTGAAGAAGGCAAATGCCTGATTACCCAAAGAAAGGAATTCGAAGATGCGATAGAATTGCGGACAACTTGCGATCAATAATTTCGGCCTGAGATTTACTTGCTGTTTTTTTCTTTAATTCATCAACATCTTTTTTCAGTTGAATGATTTTTCCATTTATATCTATAAGGGACTCTTTGACAAATTGCTGAAATTGATATTCTTCCATATTCATAGCGGACTAATAATAATAAAATAAGACTATTTCACAATCATAAATGCTGCCAGGGGAATACGAAATCCATATTCATAGCACTCTATCCCTCAAAGCGAAAGCAGGTAGCACCAATTTCCAACAAATAACTAATGATGAACTGGACTGAATTTATTGTTGTGACGCTGCTTAACCTGGCAGGCTACCTGTCCGCGCTGATGCTTGGTATCAGCCTGGGAGAGAAACACATCATACGCCAGGTGAACAGAACCCTGGAACAGATGAGAAAGGAGCGGGCATGATTATCGAATACGACGACGAAGACCGGTGCATCCGGGTGAATGGCGAATACGTCGCCATCCGGGAAGCGGAGGGCCTCAAGGACGAGCTGGAATTAGCGATTGACCAGTGGGAGGTGGATCACGCCGAGCAGTGCGATAACCCCGACGGCCACTACGACGACTGAATTATGGAAGAAGCCCTTATCGAAGAATTGAAGCTGCTCGGCTGGCACGAGCTTTAACTAATCGCCCGTCCGGGCGGCCATTTTAATTAACCGAACATGAGCACGAATGAAAAAACGTTGAAGAGTCTGGCGGAGGCCCTGGAAACCATAGCCAGGGTGCTTAAGGAGGCTGCTTCTTCTCCTGTTCCTTCCTCCCCGGAGGCGGCGGGCGTGGGATTATTGCCTGATTCCGACGAGGCGCAGGCGATTGCCGCCTTCCGCGGCAAGGTAGTTGTCACTTTGGATGACGTAAGGTTCATGACGGGCTGGGGAAGAGAGCGCATTCTTGCCCTTGTCCAGGATGGCAGCATTCAGGCGTTGCCCGGAACAGGAAGCGCCGGATGCCCCTATGAGTTCCCTGCCCTGTCTGTATGGCGCTATATCCACCAGCAGGATCATGCACAGAAGCCTCAAGTGAATGGAGTGGATATGAATATTCTTCCCCCGCGCAGAAGAAGAAAGGGGGCTGCGGCATGAATACCTTTTTCAAGTTCTTGGGGGCCTGCTCCTTTGGTCTTTCCGCTGCGTGCCTGTTCTGGCTGGCGGTGGAGCTGGATAACGCCGAGCTGCAGGCCGGCAAGAGCCCGCATTCCGGGTTTTGCCCGGAGTCTCCCACACCCATGAAAGCTTTTGACGGTTTGGAAAAACCGTCCCGCCCTCACGGTATGAGGAAACAATGAGTTGGCCGGGGTCAGTTGGCCCTGACTCCCGGCCTGTTATCAATAACATGAATGTGAATACCAATAACATGAATACCACTACAACAGAATCCCTGACTTTACAAGAGCAAGGACAGCAACTGTCCGTACTGGGAGCGTTTGCCAACAGTGAACAGTTCCAGATGGCGAAGCAGGCCGCCGAGATGCTTGCATCTTCCAGCATGGTGCCGACCACCTACCAGAATAACCCCGGTTCCTGCTTCATCGCCCTGAATACAGCCCTGCGGCTGCGGATGGATCCTTTGATGATCATGCAGAATCTTTACGTGGTTCAGAACCGCCCGTCCTGGTCCGGACAGTTTGCCATTGCTCTTGTGAATATCTGCCCGAAGTTTTCGGCGACTTGGTTCGAGTACCGTAATGAAGAGGATTTTCAGAAGGGGGTGAGAATGTGTGCCCAGCTGAAAACGGGGCAGAATGTTTACGGAACCTGGATTACCCCGGAGATGGTGAAGGCCGAAGGATGGGGGAAGAAGTGGCAGACGATGCCAGAACAGATGTACAAGTACCGTGCTGCGGCTTTTTTCGCCCGGACGGAGTGCCCGGAAGCGTTGCTGGGCTTGAGCGTGGAGGGGGAAGCGGAGGACATGGCCGGCAAGAGCCAGCCGGATATTAAACCGCCGCTGTTCAAGTCCAGGGAGATGCCCAAGGGTGACGTTGTTGAAGCCGAGAAGGTTGCTGACTCCACGCGGCAGCTGGGAGACGCGGAGGTTCCCGGCAAAGGCGACGTAGAAGTTCCCCCTCCCCATATCCGGCTGATGGAGGCTCTTTCCTGTACGGAAGAAGAGTTGAATGCCGTGTTTAAGGAGGCATCCGGCGGCAAAGTGGATAGCTGGAAGAGGCTTTCTCCAACAAAACTGGAAGATTGCCTGGGGAACCTGGGAGAGATGCAGGCAGTCCTGGCCAGAATTCAGGCGCAATAGAAAGGAGACGGACACGCATGAATATATTATCGACTTACGACCCCCGCCAGGGGCTGCCCTCCGCCTCCGCATTTGGGCGGCTGGCCTTGTGCCCCGGTTCCTTCATGATGGAGAAAGCATACCCGGAGGAAAGTTCCCCGGCGGCATCCGAAGGGACCTTGCTGCATGCCTATATGGAACAACTGCTGACCGGCGAGCCCTGGGAAGGAACCCCGCTTACGGCGGAACAGGTGGAGCTTTGCGAACGCGCCCTGCGTCTGCTGGACGGGGTGAAAGAGATGATCGAGAGAGACAATCCCGGCGCCGTATTTCATCTGGTCTCCACGGAACAAAGAGTGTTTTACCGCAATTTGTTCGGGACTGCGTACTATTCCGGGCAGTGGGACGCCCTGTTTGAGGTGAATTGCCCCGATTCCAGCTTCATGATGGTAGCAGACTGGAAGTTTGGCCGCGTGGAGGTGGATTCCGCCGAGGCGAACCGCCAGCTTGAGGCCCTTGTCCCTTTGGTGGCCCAAAAGGAACATGATGACTATGTCGTTCATCAAGGTATTTACGCGGCTATCATCCAGCCGCGGGTGGCTGGTCCGGCTTCCGTTGCGTTTTACGATGCCGAAGCGATTGACCAGGCCGAACAGAGGTCTCTTGCCGTCGCCAAGGCAGCTATGGACCCGGACGCCCCGCGCTATTGCAGTGAGGCAGCCTGCCGGTATTGCCGGGCCAAGGCGGTGTGCCATGAGGCCGCGTCCATGGTGGAACAGGCTTCCCTGATCGCTACGGACCGGGATAAGTGGGAGCTGTTTTCCCCTGCCGAGAAGGTTCAGGCTTACCGCCTGGCGAAGACGGCAAAGAAATGGGCGGCGGCTGTGGATTACCGGTTTGAACAGGATGTGGCCGCCGGCCTGATTCCCGGTTTTGAGATGGCGCCCGGACGCACCAGTTTCACGGTGACGGATCCTTCCGGGGCGTTTTCCGCGCTGAATGCCGAGTTCCCGGACGAGGTGACGGCGGAAGCGTTTGCCGGGTGCTGCAAGGTCGGCATCACGGAATTGGACAGACTGGTTCACGCGGCCCGTAAAGCGGCGGATCCGAAGGCGACCACGAAGGCCAGCCGCGAATGGCTGCGGCAGTTGCTGGCGGAGTATGGCGAATCGAAAACCACGAAGGGATCCGTGAAGGAAGTGGAAGGAGGTGCGGCATGATGACCACGCTGACCATTACCTTGCCCCACACGCCGCGCTGCCTGTCTCCTAATGCCAAGGCCCCTCTCACGCAGAGGGGGGCCATTGTGGCCGGTTATAAGAAGACGGCTGCCAAGAGCCGCGCCCGGAATATAGCCTGGGGCAGGACTTATGAAGCCCTGAATGGACGGAGGATGCAACCGACGCATTACCGGGTGGTCTGGTTTTTCAAGGGGCCGAAGCCGGACGCGGATAATTGCCTGGCGCGCTGCAAGGCGTATCTGGACGGGGCTTGCAAAGCCCTGGGCATTGACGACAGGACGCTGGATTGTGCCGGGATTGACCGCGTGCATGACCTGACCCGCGCCGGCAAGGTGGAAATCGTGTTTAAAAGGAGGGACGATGAAAACGCCTAAATGCCCGCTGTGCGGCACACCTTTGAAAGCCATACGAGGATATGATGTCCGAGGAATAACAACCGATTGGGTTGCTGGTTGCTACAACTGCTTCTTCCAGAGTTCCCATTTTTGGAAAACCAAGAAGGCATGTATTGAAGATATGGATAGGCTTGTTTCTTTGTTTCCTCCCATCATGAGGGTTTGGCCGGGGGACAAGTTGCAAGTAGAGGATGGAAGCATTTGTGAAGTGATAAACGTTAATAAAAATCTAGCAATGATGGACGTGAGGAGAGGTGAAGGAAGACCAGTATTCACGATTGCAGATACTCATGTCCTTAGATGGCCCTGGGAGATTGAGCAGAAAGGAGGCCAGCAATGATTAACATCCTCTTATCCGTCAGGCGGCCTTTCTCCGGGAAAATTCTGTCCGGCGAAAAGAAATGGGAACTGCGTAAAAATGCGCCACGCCTCAACAAAGGCGACTCCGTCACACTGTGGCTCTACGAGTCCGGGAAAGACGGAAAACGGGCCATCATCGGCAAGTGTCGTTTAGTTGTCACTGCTTCACTTTATCTATACCCTCCAAAGGGGATTTTAGAATTGGCCATTAAGAATGCTTGCGTGACGGAAGAGCACCTGCGGAATTACCTGCCTTGTTGCGTCTGGAAAGTCACGGCCCCCGTGAAACTTCCCGCCGCCGTGCCGCTCTCTGACATCGGCATGACCCGCCCGCCGCAGTCTTGGCAGTACATCAGCCCGGCGCAGGCAGCCATTTTGGAAAGGAGGATTGCATGAAATACCTTTCCGTCTGTTCCGGCATTGAGGCCGCCTCCGTGGCGTGGGAATCCCTGGGATGGGAACCCGTGGCCTTTTCAGAAATCGAACCCTTTCCGTCCGCCGTACTCGCCGAGCGGATCCCGGACGTTCCCAACCTCGGCGATATGACCAGATATGAACAATGGAATATACCAGCAATTAACCTTTTGGTCGGAGGAACCCCCTGCCAGGCGTTCAGCGTCGCCGGAAAGCGAGGCAGTCTCGCCGACGACCGGGGAAACCTGTGTCTCACCTTCTGCCGCATGGCGGACCATTTCAAGCCCAAGTGGGTGCTGTGGGAAAACGTTCCCGGAGTCCTTTCCACGCCGGATAATGCGTTTGGATGCTTCCTGGGCGCTCTTTGCGGAGCTGACGCCCCCGTCATCCCTCCAGGGGGAGGGAGGAAGCACCCCAATAGCGGTGTGGTGGCCGGACCAAAAAGAACCGTGGCGTGGAGGGTGCTTGACGCCCAATGGCACCGAGTACCCCAGCGAAGAAAACGTGTGTTTGTCCTGGCTGTGGCAGGCGCTGGAAACTGGGCCAGTGCCGACGCGCTTTTACCTGTCGGCGAACGCGTGCCGGGGAATCTTGAGGCGTGCCGAAAGGCGTGGAAAGAAGCTGCCGGAAATGCTGGAAGCCGCTTTGAGGGCTCGCATTGGGATGGGGGACGGGTCCACCCCACCTTGTTCGCCCACAAGTCAGGAGTCGGCATGAGCGACCAGGAGATTTTCAGGCAGCGGGGGGCGTACCTGGTGCCTGATGTGGCGCCGTGCGTTACGGCTCATTGGGCGAAAGGGACGGGCGGGCCAGCAGGGGACGAGTGTCAAAATCTGGTAGTATTTGAAAACCACGCCCAGGATTCCCGCGTCCGAGAAATGGGAGATGTCTGCTCCACCGTGTCGGCCAAGTACGGCACAGGGGGCGGCAATACGCCGATTGTGGTTTTTACCCAGAACGACGCGGGACGGGATGCCTCTATTGACGTGGATCCGACATTGCGGAGCGGTCATGGCGGAGGATCCGTCAATCAATGCGTGTGTCTCCCCGTGGACATACGCAACGCCATACGGCAGAGCGATAACGATGTGACCGGGAAAGGCTGGGGAGACGTGGGAGATCCCATGTATACCCTGACGGCCGGCGGTAAGACTCCGGGGGTGTATTGCATCCAAGGTGATATCGCGGCAGGCCGAAGAGGGGCCCAGCATGGGATGGGAGTTTGTGAGGATGTATCATTTTCATTGCTCACGTCCTCGCCTCATTGCGTGGCCTACAATTATGTCGTGCGCCGCCTGACGCCGCGGGAGTGCGAGCGTTTGCAGGGGTTCCCGGATGACTGGACATTGATTCCGTGGAGGGGCAAGCCCGCCGCGGATTGTCCGGACAGTCACCGCTATAAGGCTGTGGGAAACAGCATGGCCGTGCCCGTCATGTGGTATATCGGACGGAGAATTCAGATTGTGGAAAGGAGGGGGAATGAAAGCCGTGCTTAGATACCTTGGCGCGAAGAACAGGCTGGCCGACTGGATTGTTCCATTTTTTCCGGAACATAAAATCTATGTCGAACCATACGGAGGTTCTGCGGCCGTCCTCCTGAACAAAGCTCCTGTGGAGATTGAGGTTTATAATGATCTTTATGATGACGTGGTGAATTTGTTCCGCGTTATTCGTTCCGAGCGTTATGTGGAGCTGATGGAGCTGGTGAATATGACTCCGTTTTCAGAGCGGGAGTATGAGTTGGCGGCCCGGGACAAGTCCGGGGATGAGCTTGAGCGGGCGAGGAAGTTTCTTGTTTGCTCGTTCATGGCTGTTTCCTGCGACGGGATGTTCCGCAAGACAGGATTCCGAAGAGACCGGAACGCCAGTTGCGGGCGGGTTGTCGGCAAGTGGCAGAGGCTGCCCGATCTGCTGGCGGAGGCTCATGTCCGGTTGTCGGGCGTGACTATCCGAAAGCAGGACGCGCTGGATATTATCCGGGAGTATGATTCTCCCGATACCCTGTTTTATCTGGATCCTCCCTACATGCACGAGACGCGGACAAAGGACGGACGCTATGCTTTTGAGTATGATCATGGGGATCATGAACGGCTTTTGCGTCTTGTTGCAGGGCTGAAAGGCAAGGTTGTTCTGTCCGGCTATGATAACGGCCTTTATGCCTCCATGCTTCCGGGCTGGAGGATAGAGAAGAAGGCTACGGAGAGTATGCGACGTTCGCAGAGGATCGAATGCCTGTGGATGAACTACAACCCCCAACTGACGCTTTTTTGATTATGGCAACATCACGCATGATACGAGAAGGGTTTCTCGACTCGGAAAAGGTAGCGGCTTTGTCGTGGCGCACCGAGTGCTTTTTTCATCGGCTCCTACTGGTAGCGGATGATTACGGATTGTTTGATGCTCGCCCCATGGTATTGAGGACTCGCTTATTTCCCCTGCACCTTGACAAAGTCAGTAACCAGGACATTCAAGACTGCCTCCACGAGACGGAGGGAGCCGGGCTTGTAAGGGTATACTGTGTTGGGGGCAAGAATTATGTGCAGATCATCAATTTCGGGCAGCGCAGACAGAGTAAGCCCAGGTTCCCGCTGCCTCCGGGTGACGGTGATTCACCGTGCAATACATTAATTCGCGGCAGTTCACGGGAGACCACGGTGATTCACCGTGAACCACGGAATTCCACCGCTTATACGGAGACGAAGTCGAAGACGGAGACGTATACGGATAAACAAGAAAACAATGCAGAGGGAAATACCACGGTGGTTTGTAGCGAGCCGCCCGCTGCTCCTGTGCTGCCTGCCCAGTCTTTCCCGGTTCGGGAAAGACTGAACGACGTCCGGGGGATGCGCTGCGCCGACAATCACGCGGATCTGGGGGCTTCTCCCGGCGCCTCCAGGTTCATGGCTGCCACCCTTGCAATCAACCCGTCCTGGTCCCGGACTTTGCCAACTGCCATTGAGCAGGCAGCCGCGCTTAAAGCTTACCGTTCCGCACAGGGCCGGGTGACGCCGAGGGATATGGAGATGCTCAAGGCCTACTACTCCAGCGGCTTGACGCATGACCGGAACAATAAGGCTTTTTGGCGGCCGGACAGCCGCAAGAAGTTTTGGGAGTGTTTCGGGGATGTGCTCACTCACGCGGACCGCTGGGCCAAAGAGACGCGATGGAAGCCGACATCCGCTCGGAAGAAGCCAAAACCCGAAGAACCACGGCAGCCGGAAGGGCCCGTTGTGGATGTCGTGGACGCCGCAGCAGAAATTGCATCTCTAAGGGAGGAAATGGGAATAGGAGGTGACGAATGAAGCAGGAATATAAGAATCTATTGAGGAACATTATACACCGGAAGGTGAGTCCGTCGCAGCTGCTTATTCTGATGGAAATCCGAGACCATCCGGGCAGGATGTCGCGGGAGATTGCCACCCGTTGCCATTTGGATCCCAGCAATGTGTCTCACCGGCTGGATTATCTGGTGCAGGCCGGCGACGTGATCAGAACCGGCACACGGCCTTGCGTGTTTTATATCAGCAGGCAGGGGCGTGATTTTTTAGAGAGCCTTGAGTACTCAAAGCCAACAGGTTGATTATCCCGGGCAAGAAGTATTGATTCTCACCAAATTGACGCGCTGAAAATCAGGAGGGTAAAATATTGGTATGGGCAGAAAGGAAAGCACAAGCAAGGTCACAGAGAAGAAGAAGGAGTTTGCGCGGCTCCTGGTGGAGGTTAAAATGTCCAAAGCCGACGCTTATCGCAAAGCGTACAAACGCAAGGATATGAGTAATGACGCAGCCAGCAAGGCAGCATCCCGTTTGTCCAAAGATGGCGAAGTTTTGCGAATGATTGACGAATTGAATAAGCAACTGGATAAGTCTGCTGTGCTGACCAGGCAGCAGCGCATGGAATGGTTGTCCCGCGTAGTGACAACTCCCATCGGCAATGTTGATAGCGCATCCGATCTCTGTCAGGAGGTTTCCATGGACGAAACCGGAGCGAAATTTAAGATGCCCTCAAAAATCGCCGCTATTGCCGAGCTTAACAAGATGGATGGCGCATACACTCCGCAGAAGATGGAAGTGGATGCAGGAGAGAATTTTATAACCCTGCTGTCCTCCCTGCCTTTTGAGCCTCCCGTGAAGCAGGGATAAAAACGTTGATTCTCGCCAACTTGCATTTCCCGTGTTTTGTGGCTCATGATTGAGCCATGTTAAATTTTCTGGGAATGACGCGCCATTTGTCCACGACGGCAGGCTATGCCAAGCGCATAGGCTGGCTTTTGTTCGAGGATGTGACGCAATCTCCGTTCCCGGTAACAGGAGTTTCTTTCACCGGTGTGGTGAAGACGGAACAGGGAGACTTGCCCGTTGTTATTGAACACGGCGAGCAAGAACATTGTTTGGAGCTTACTTTTCCTGCCCTGCCTGTTGGCCGCTGGCCGTATGCCATTCATGCACAGGATGAGTCCGGAGAGGATTTGAGGCTGTTTTCCGGTTATATTGGGGCCGTGGATTCTGTGGCTCCTGTTGAGTCGTCCACGGTGTACGATATTCCTGCAATGGGTGTTACGATACCTGTTGAGGCAAGTAAGACGATCAAGGCACAGTGGCTTTCCAACACGGCCTCCATTATCGCGGCCCAACAGGCGCAACAGAATGCCAACACATCCTCCACCAATGCGGAAACGGCGAGCCAGGCAGCCAAGACGGCAACAGACGCGGCAGCCACCGCTACTGCACGGGCCGAAGAGGCGGAAGGCTATGCAGGGTCTGCCTGGGCCTCCAAAAGGGCTGCCGCCGATTCTGCGACCGCCGCCGGCACGTCCGCAACTAACGCGGCTCGTGACGCTAAGAGCGCCAATGACGCTAAAACGGATGTGGAGTCGCTGGCCGCCACCTGGCCGGAAACGGTCAGCGACGGGGAGAAGAAAATTGTTGAAGCCAGGAATGAGGCTGTTACTGCCATACAGGATAAGCAAGCGGCGGCCGTGCTTGCCGTGGGACGTGCCTCACAGACCGCGCAGCAGAATATAGCCGGCGCACGAACGGATGCCGTTGCCGCCGTGCAAAAGGCGCAGGAGAGAGCGGTGGGGGCGATTACGCCCCTTGTCCAGCGTGCCGAAACCGCTAAAGAGGCTATAGATCAGGCGGAGGGGCGCATCAATACGGCCGCGGCATTAGTCGCGGCATCCGCCACCAGCGCAGCCAACTCCGCCACAGAAGCCCAGCAGGCCCTTGAGGCCATACCTCAAGTAGATGATGCAGGCAACATGACGCTGGCCGGAGGTCTGACGGCGGCGGGGGCTATTAACGCCAACGGAGGCATCAACATCCCGCTTGCCGTGGGGGCACCAACGGACACGACGGCGGTTAATCGCTTTTTGGCTATGGGTCTGGCAGGATCCGTACAGGCGTTGATTCAGCCAATATACCTTAATTCCAGTTCGATCACAGTCGCAGGTTCCATTTCTAAATCTTCCAAAGGTACTCTTGCCGGGTTGACGCAGCGTTTTTCGGTGGGCGCAGCTTCTGCCGGGTCCAATGCGTACGGGTCAGCGGTTATTCCCCTGATAGGGCCTAACGGTCAATTTAATTACAGTTCCGTGTGCGGATTTTCCCTTGCGGTCAACGCGACAGCCTTCGCTAAATTTACTTTTGGCATAGGCCGCGGCTCAAAAACCAACAGAACCGGGTTGACGATGGATTCTTATTCTATGATTCCGGGGAACGAGCTGGCCGTCAACCATGGGGAAATCATCGATGTTACCATCAATACGCCTTACGATACTGTCCGCAAGGGGTATGAAATCAGAGTAAGGGAAATTTTTTATGTATCGTCCGTTGGACACTGGCAGGTGAAGACGACAACCGTATTTCTTCCGGTAGGCCATAATGAGCTGATGCCGAACGGGCTGAACAGGCTTATTTACATGCAGAGCGGGCTGCCGAGTACAGCAGTGCGGGAGGAAAAGGCGGCTCTTTATATGGAGCTGGGAGGCGGCAGTACCAATACCCTGTTCAAGATAGCTTCTCTCCGCGGCTTCATCGCTTTCGAGGCAGGAACAGGCGTAAGCACCCTGATTATCGACGCGCGCAATGAGAAAACATATGCCCTTTCAGCCGACGCGGGCACAGGCACCAGGCACCTTTATGCCAATGGATTGACCAATCCAACCTATCACGCATTGGAAGCAATGGCCGTCAATGCTATTGAAGCCGAAGAAACGGCTGATTTTGTGGACATTAACATACCTCTCTAATCATGAATAATGCAGAGATACAGATACAGTTTCCCCGGCCCGGCGAGTGGGGAGAATTCACCCTGACGGCCATTTATCAGGACAAGGGCGGTTATAGACCTCCGGCGCGCTATACGCAGGACGAGATACCAGCGGAACAGGCTCCGGCGATGGCCGCCGTCGTTGCCGCGCTGGTAGGGCTGGCGGAACCGTGGCAGGCGGCGCAGGTGTGGGCGCATCTGATGACAGCGACTGTCTACAATGAGGATGACCCGTACACCCCCGTTGGACAGCGGGACGAGGTTGCGCTTGATGTCGAGGCCGTCAATCCGCAGGGCGGGCGCAGGATATTTACGGTTTATGACTACCCGGCTTTTATCATCACGGACCCCGCCGCCGTGGAGTTTTTCAAGCATTTCACTACTAAATAATATGAGCACGAATAAAGAAAAAGTGAGTTGGCTGACTGGTCTCCTGACCGGTTGGGGTATCAAAGAGAGTTGGGCAAAAGTCATCGCCGGAGCTGTGATTGGGGCCCTGGTTGCTGCGGGGCTTCTGACGCAACCCGGCTGCGGTCATTCCGTGGACGTGACGCCGAGCCGCGCCGAGGTATGCAAAGACGGCTCCTGCCTCGTCATTGAGCAGGGACATATCTCCTATTCCCAGGCCCAGCCTGTTACAGACGTTCCGCCCGTTGTTCAGATCGTACCTTCCAAGAAATAAGGCCATGTGCAAGCTCTCCGAAGTACCGGCGCGTTTCCTGGATTTTGCCAAGGCTTCCCCCGTGTTTGCCTGCGTCCTGATGTCGCTGACGATATGCGGCGGGGCATGCTGGTACATCGGGGAGGTGGTCAGCCACCACAATGACCGCCTTTGTGATCTGATGACCATGCAGACGCAGGCCCAGGTGGAGACGGCCAAGGCGATCCAACTACTTGCCGTCAGAATCGAAAACATAGAAAGGAAGCTGGAAAAGTGAATGAAGAACAATTCTTTCTGTCGTTAATGGCCATTTTATCAGCAACAGTTTTGGGATTTACCCTCATGTGTATAGGGGAACCTGGATATGGTATCGGGGTATGGCTCACTGCACTGGCCATTCTCTTGTACTTTTCTCGGTGCGGACGATAACACCAACTGTAAAGTTTTTCTTACAAGTTCCCTTTAGTTAATAATCAATAGTTTCCGTATGCCTACCCTGTACATACTCATTGTGGACGAACCCGGAAAGGAGCAATGGATGAAAATTTTTCTTACCGAAAGAGACGCCGCTTTTTTCCTGGCTCAATTCAATGAGTGGCATTTGCATGCCAAGTGTCATTGCTACACCGTGGAAGGCAAGCGGCTTGTGCAACTTATCGACAATCTGAACGAATGAATCCTACAGAAAGAAAGATGGCCGCAGCCATCCTCCGGTTTGAAGACAGCCGCGTTACCGGGCCGGATTCCCTGCGCGTTTCCCGCCTTCCCGCCGCCGACAAGGGCGGCAAGTGGGAGATTTGCGGCATTTGCGACGGTATTGAACCGGACGTGTTTAACAGATTGAAGGCCCTGCTGGATGCCGGAAGGCGTGAAGAGGCCTGGGAAGGTTGTCTCCAGTACGTCCTGGATAATACCGCCGCCGTGCGTTCCTGGCTGGGTTCCGACGCTTTTCCTGGCGTTGAATTCATCCTGCGGGATCATTATTTCAATTCCGGGAGCAGGAATACCGGGAAGATTTTGCAGCGCGCGCTGAATGTCCACGGCGCCGGTCTCACGGTGGACGGGATTGTCGGCCCCAGGACCAGGCAGGAGTTGCAGGACCAGCTGGCCGCCACGGGTGAAGCGGTGTTCCTTATCGCTCTGCAGGAGAAGCGTCAGGCGTTTTACCGCTCTTGCAAGCAGTTTCCTGTGTTCGGGAAGGGCTGGCTGACCCGCTGTGACGATGCGTTCAGCGTGGCGCAGGAGCTTGTTTAGTTGTTTTCATCATTAGTTGTTATGGGATCTATTTTCAAACCTAAAGTGACACAGGCTCCGGCTCCGCCGGTAGTAGAAGAGCCGCTGAATCCGACGGCTACGGAGAAGTCTGTTTCCGATGCTTCGGAGGATGTTCAGACCAAAAGTAAGCGCAGGTTGAAGCTGTCCGATACGGTGAATAATCCGAATCTGTCCGGCGGTTTGTCCACGTTGCGCAAAACCCTGGGATAGCAGCCATGGAGGTACGCGATTACATTTCCCTGGCAGATAATCTGCGCACGGAACGCGCCGCTTTTGAAGGCGGCTGGGATGAAATGCGCCGTATTATCATGCCCAGGGCTACGGGCAACGCTTATCCCGACCGCGTACCTGATCACAGCGGCGGATTGGAGCATAGCGACGTCGCCAATAACAGCCTGAAGAAGCTGGCATCCGCCCATTTGACTTATATTACGCCTTTGGACAGGCGCTGGTTTACCTTGCGCCCGGTAGGTTTTAATAAGGATGGGAATCAGGCTTTGAATGATTGGTACAGCAAGGTTACGGAGGTGATGGAGAGGGAACTTGCCGTTTCCAATTTTTATTCAGTGATTCATGAGGTTTACCTTGATCGCTGCCTGACGGGAACCGGCTGCATGTTTGCCGAGATGAATATTAACAGGCAGCTGATTTTCCGGCACATTCCCACGGGAACTTACGCTATCGCGGAGTCGGAGTCAGGGGATGTTGATACGCTGGTGCGCTGGTTCCGGCTGACGGCTCACCAGGCGGCGCAGAAGTGGAAGGAGGAGGCTCTGGGCCCAAAAGTGCGGAGAGCGCTCAAGGATGCCAGGAGACGCTATACGGATTCTTTCGAGTTTGTGCAATGCGTCCTGCCTAACCCGCAGGGCAAGCTGTTGTCCGACCATGTGCCGCCTGGCAAGAGAGCGTGGAAGGACGTCATTATTTCGTTGGACGATAAGAAGATTGTGTTTGAGAGCGGTTTTTTCGAATTTCCGTTTCTGGTGACGCGCTTTCTGCGCTGGGGAGACAGCCCCTACGGGGTGGGACCGGCATGGTTCGCGCGGCGCACGATCCGCATGGCTATCGACATGGAGAAGATTCTTTACACGCTGGGACAGACAAAGGCTTATCCGAGGCTTTTCCTGCTGGCAGAGCAGTATGGGGAGGTGGATTTGCGCGCCGGAGGCAGGACCGTCATTTCTCCGGAAGCGGCGGAACTTGGCTTGCCGCGCGAATGGGGCACACAAGGGGAGTATGATATCGGGCTGGAATACCTGCGGGGCCTGTACGCCAAGATTGAAGAGGCTTTTTACGTTCCCATGCTGGAAACCGTTTCCCGCATCGACCGCCAGATGACGGCTACGGAGGTGGCGGCCAGGGAAGCCGAGAAGGTTCTTGGGTTTACGCCTTCTTTTACGTTGTTTGTGAGCGATTTCAGGATGATGTGCCAGCGTATTATGGCCCTGTTGTACCGCGCCGGGAATCTTCCGGAGCCGGTTCAGGGCGTGTTTGAGGTCAACCGGCGGGGCGCTCCTACACGCCTGGCCGTCCCCCAGGTTCAGTTCATGGGCAAGATTGCCCAGGCGATTGTTCGTACACAGACGGACGGCTTGATGACGGCTCTTGAGTCTATCGGCACTTTGTCGCAGATGACCGGCCGGCCGGAGCTGCTGGATATTGTGAATCTCAATAAGGCCGGGGAATTGATTTACGATTCCAAGGGCGCCCCGATGGAGTGTAAGGCGACAGAGGATGAGGTGAAGGAGAAGGAGACTGAAAGGAAGAATCAGCAGGAAGCGGCCATACAGGCAGCCATTGCCGAACAGTCCTCCGTGGCTAACAGGAATAATGCCCAGGCCCAGCAGGCTTTACAAACGACATGAAGACGGACCCCACCAATAAGTACGAACAGTACATGAAGCGCCGCAGAAGGATTTTCCGGGAAGCATTCAGGAATCCGGAAGTCCTGGAGGAGCTGAAGAGACATTTCCAGACCGATCTTCCCTGTTTCCAGGGGAAGGCCGGTTCTTACGACCCCCTTGACGCTATGCGTCGAGACGCCTACCGCGAGGTGGTTTTGTTCATCGAAGCGGTCATGGGCAATCATTACGAACCAGAAGAAGAGATATAGAAGAAGTACCATGATTTTATTTAAGTTGTACCATAACCGGTTTCTTTTTGAAGAGGCTCCGGAGAATGGAGGCGGTGGCGGAGGAGGTTCCGCCGCCCCTTCCGCTTCCGGACGTCCCAGCCTGGCTAATCCTGCACCGGAGCCGACTCCGGCGGATGATGAGCAGCCGAACCCTCCTCCCCCATCGGATCCGGGTTCTCCGCAGGGAGATCCGCCTTCCCAGGGGGATTACGTGTTGACGTTCGATGATACGTTTTCCGGAGACGCGACGTTGCAGCAGTTGCTGACCGAGACCGGCAAGGCCCACGGGCTTCCTGTCGAGGGGCTTTCCGCGTTTATCAAGGATATGGATGCGCGTCTGGCGGCCAAAGCGGCCGAACAGAAGCAGGCGCAGGATGCCGCCATGGAAGAGGCCTGGAGACAGCTGGATGGAGAGTGGGGCCGGGACAGCGACGCACGCCAGATGCGCGCCGTTCAAATGGCCGGGAGGTTGTGCCGCATGGCCGGTATCGACCAGAGCGTGTTTAATGAGATGGGCATTGCCGATCATCCGGCCATGTACAGGATTCTGGATGCAGTAGGCCGGATTCTGGACGAGCCGGCTCTTCCGGCGCCCCCCGGACGGCAGGAACAGCAGGCCCGCGGCGAAGCCCGGCGCATGATGCACGATCCGGAACACCCGGATTATTCGGCATTCCACGATTGCGACCATCCGCGTTTTGCCGAGGTGAGGGCCAAGTATATGCGGCTGATGGGTGCGTAAGCAGATATTGCTTTTCCAGCAAGCCCTGTTTCCTTTTTGGGAGCAGGGCTTTTTTAAGGCAGAAGTTCCGGCAGGGATTCCGCAGCGGAGCGCAGCTGATCCGCGGAGGGGCGGATGTACACGCTATGCACGGCGGAAGAGTCATGCCCCACCAGCTCCATGGCCAGCCCCTGCGATACGCCTGATGCCTGCAACAACGTGGCCGCCGTGGCCCGAATGCTGTGGAAGGACTTGCTGTTCATCCTCCGTCTGCGGCCGCCGGCCGCTCCATGCACCACGCCGATGCCATGGGTGCGCAACAGGAGGCCGAATTGATAGGACGCGCCATCCCCCAGGGCCAGCAGGGGCGCGTGAAGCAGTTCATCCGCCGGTTCCCCCGCTTCCTTCCAGCGGGCAAGCGCCCATTGGTAAAAGCCTTCTCTCATGGGCTGGTCCATCCAGCGCCCCGTTTTGCCCGTGTCAAAGCGCACGATGCGGCGTTCCCATTCAAACTGATTCCAGTTGAGGCGCAGAATATCCCCCAGCCGCTGGCCAAAGGTCTCAAACGAGCAGCGCACCGCGGAACTCCACAGGGGCGGGAAATGCTCAATCATGTAGCGGATCTCGTCGAGTGTGAAGGCTTCCTTGTGCAGCTTTTCCCCGGCACGGTCCGGGGGAATGGAAACGCCGGCGCACGGATTGCGGTCAATTACTTCTGAATCCACGGCATCCGCGAATGCCTGGGAAAGAACGGACATATCCTTGTACACAGTCTTTTGCCGCACCAGTTCGCGGCGAGCCGCCACAAAGCCTTTGATGTCCGCCTTGGTGATCAGACGAAGCGGGGCGTTCGCCCGCGCTCCCAGATACTCGTAAAAATGCTTGCAGGCGGTTCTGGCATTGTAGGCCGTCTGTTCGGAGACAAGAGCCGCCTTGCGCCCAACAAATCCGTCACACCAGGCACGCACGGAAACATTGTTGTGCGCCTGGTATTCTTCCGCTTCCGCGCAGGCTATCTGCACGCCCCGCTGGTAGGCGATACGTTCCGCCAGTTTGGCCGTGATCCGGTCTCCTTCAAATTCTCCGCCATTCACAGGAACTTTCGTGGAACGGCGCTTCATCTTGCCGTCCGGCCCCTGAAATGTCACCATCCAGTAGGGCGAGGATTTTTCCTTGTTGATGGACAGACGCCCCTTGTAAAAAGGTTTGCTCAT